GGCAGCAGTTCAAGCGCATCTGGGCAGATTCCGACCCTGAATGCATCTTGCTGCCCCAAACGGTTGAAAGCGTACTGAAGCGCACAACCGGGGTGCCCACGCACTACGCCACAGACGGCGCCAATGTGCGGTTTAACGGCGCAGGTGACGTGTCTGGCGTCTATTACCAGACCATCCCCGATCTTGTGTCCAACGAGACGAATTGGCTGTGCACATTTGCATACGACGCGTATTTGTTCGGGGTGTTGGCTGAAGCGGCTGACTACCGCAAAGACGACGCGGAGATGGGCAAATACTTCGCCCGGTCTAACGCGATCCTGGACGACGTGCAAAACGCCGATCGTCGATTGACCGGCCCGCTGGCAAGCCGCAAAGCATGACCCCACTGATCGGCTTTGCGCCTGACGCTGACCCCACTTCACCGGGCGTCATTGTTGAAGGCAAAAACATCGTCCCCAGCGAATACGGCATGCGTGGTGCGCCTGCGCCTGCTGACGCGGGGGTGGACCTGCTGGCGGCTGATTGCCGGGGCGCAGCGAACATTACGCGCATCACAGGGTCGCGATTCCTCTTTGCAGGCACCCCAGCCAAGTTGTACATGCTGGACGGCGACGGGTCTACGTGGCTTGATGTGTCGCGCGTGGCCGACTACACGCTGGGCTCTGACGAGCGGTGGGTGTTTGCGCAATACGGCGACGCGACATTGGCGGCTTATCCTGGCGCACCCATTCAGCGGTCAATTGCATCGGCTGACTTTGCGGACATTGCAGGCGCACCAAGCGCGCGAATTGTTGTTGCTGCTAGCGGGTTTGCGCTGGCTTTCAACACGTCCAGCTTTGCGGATGAGTGGTACTGCAGCGCCATCTTTGATGAAACCGACTGGACGCTGAACGTCGATAACCAGTGCGTTAAAGGGCGGCTTGTTCAGGGGTCGGGCCAGATCACTGCAGCCAAACGCCTGGGTGACGACGTGGTGGCCTACAAAGACAACAGCATGTACATCGGGCGGCATGTGGGCGCCCCGGCTGCATGGGAGTGGGACCAGATCAGCGGCGAAGTCGGTTGTGTGGGCGTTGACGCTGTGGTTGAAACGCCTGGCGGGCATGTGTTCTGCGGCCGGGACAACATCTACATCTGTGACGGTTCAGCACCCCGACCGCTTGCCACGGGCGTGATTCGACGGTGGTTGTTCGGTGAAATGTCCGGCCTGTACATGCACCGCACAAAACTGCTGTGGGACCGTGACAATCATCTGGTGTGGATCTACTACGTGGGGGCAGGGGACACGCAATGCACAAAGTGCGTGGTCTATCACGTACTGTCAAACCGCTGGGGCATTGCTGACGAAGGGTGTGAGGCTGTTATCTCGTTCCTGACGGGCTCGTACACATACGACAGCGGCCACCCGTTGATTACGACGTATGACGCCAGCCCTGGCATCCCGTTCGATTCGTTGTTCTGGATTTCGGGCCGAGAGATTCCGGCGATCTTCAATCTGAACCACCGGCTTAGCCCATTGGCTGGCAAGTGCGAAACAGCCCACATGATGACGGGCGATTTTGGAGATGACCAGGGCTACACGTTCTGTTCAGCAGCCCGGGTGCGATACACCAAGGCACCCGAAACCAGCACGGTAACGGGACTGGTGAAGGACGAGGCCGGTGTGTTCTTCGCCCTGGGGCAGTCGCAAGCCGTGAACGATGGCGTGCATGACTTGCGCCAAAACGGGCGGTGGCACCGGTTCCGGCTAGACACAACGGGCGATTTCCACCTGACGGCTATTCGGCCTGACTTGAAGCCAGCGGGGAGGCGGTAATGGCTGGGTTGCTCGATTTCCTGCAGTCGGCATCTAACGAGTCTGCCGGTGCTGTGTCTGCGCCTGTTGACGCTATCGCATGGCTGCTGCGCAGGGCTGGCGTGTTGGGTTCAAAGCTGGGATACAAAGCAGTTGAAATGCCAGACGAGCATGGAACAAGTTACCTGATAACAGGCGGCGCAAAGCCGCGCCCAGCAAATGAAAGCGCGAAGCAACTAGTTAGGGCGGCAGTGAAGAAGTAATGAGACTCGAACCACGCCCCAACCTGCCGTCAGAAGTGCCGGCCCTTGTGCGCCGCTTGTCCGAACTATTGCGCGAGGTTAACGGCACTGTCAACGCGATAAGTGAAGGCGCTGCTGCCGCGCACTACACCGCACGAATTTCCGCGCCCACTACGGGTGTTTACGCAAAAGGGGACTACGTGCACAACGCGGATCCCGTGAAAGCTGGCACTGCTGGCAGCCGATACGTGATCTACGGCTGGAAGCGTCTAACCAGCGGCGATGCGCATGTGATGTTCACCGATTGGGTGGAAGACCGCCGATTTTCAGGAGACTAAGAGATGATTAACTATGGCGACCTATACCGTCCTATGCTTCCTACTGTGATACGTCGCAACAATGTTTTCAACGCTTTCGCCATTGCGAAGGCGGCGGTGCATCGTTCTATGCGGGATGCCTACAGCGGCAGCAATGTCTACGCTCACCATTTTCTGTCCAAGGTAGTCAAACGTGCATGTGACTCTGCGGTTTGCTTGCTGTGTCTTGCGTGTCGCCCATCGGCAGTTGTCGGGGCCGTACCCAAGCTCATTATCTATGCGGTCGAGCGTGTGAGCGGGAGTAGGGCGCTTGCCCATGTCGCGCAAGAATGTTTCAAAGGAATCCCATTGAGTGCAGTATGTGATGCCGCGCAAAGAATAGTCTTTGGCGCATTTCAACTTGGTGTTGGTGCATCGGATTCGCATACCAATCCATACCCTGTACTCTGGCGAAAACGAGCCACCATGAGTGCGATGACGTGCGGCCTGCACGTCCCTCTTAAAGCACCCACATGAAACAGTCATTCCGCGCTGAACTGTTCGAGCGCTCTTAACTATGACCGATCCGCAATCGCATCGCATGAGCCATCGTTTTCGATCTGATCCTTTAACTCCAACCGCGTCAGGCGCGTTCTCGATGAATGAGAGCCGTCCGAATTTCTGTTGTTCCATGAGCTAATTGTAGGTAATTATGGCAACCCTGACAACCAGCAATACGCCGCTCCCGTGGGCACAACCTTATTACCAAGATTACTTGGCGCGATCTCAAGAAGTCGCAAACCAGCCATACCAGCAGAGCCCCGGCACCTACACCGGCCCGAATCCGTACTTGCAGCAGGGTTGGGACTTGACGGCCAACCGTGCACTTCAGGGTTCGCCGGTAATGGGCGCAGCCAACGACCAGTTGCAAAAGACGATCAACGGCGGCTTTCTAGGTGCAAACCCGTACCTGGACCAGTCGATCAGCAACGCGCAGGGCGACTTGACGAAGGCCTGGAACCAAGTCTCAAAACCAGCCTGGGACACCGCCATGCAGCGGTCGGGCAGTTACGGGAACACGGGCATTGCGCAGGCCAACGGTTACGCGGCCGACAGCCTGCAACAGAATCTGGGCCGTGTGGCATCCGACATGCGAGGCAATGCGTACAACCAGGAACGGGGTTACATGCAGCAAGCCCTGGCGATGGCGCCGCAGTTTGCAAACCAAGACTACATCGATAGCAACGCGCTATTGAACGTGGGCCAGCAGGCGCAGACGTTCCAACAAGCGGCGCAGAATCAGAATCAAGCATGGTTCGACCAGGCACAACAGTACCCGCAACAGCAACTAGGCCTACTGGGTAACGCGCTGGGGCTGAACCAGGGCAGCCAACAGACACAGACGCAGCCTGACCCGTCGAAGACAAGCCAGATTGTCGGTGGTGCACTGACTGGGGCGCAGTTGGCCGACATGTTCAGCAAGCTGTTCAGCGGCAACGGGGGCTAAGCGTGGATCAATACACACTTCCAGAATGGGCGCGGATGTACGCCCGCCCGGTGGACCTTCGCACCAGTGCCTATTGGGGCGCACAGGACACGATGGGCGGCGGTTCTGGCACGATGGGAAACGGCAACGGCATGGGGTATTACGCCCCGCTAGAACGGTTTGCATCGCAATTCGTTGGCAACGGCGACGGTCAGTATTCGACCAACCCCGACCCTGCGGGCGCGATGGATTGGCTGCAAAGCACCGGCCAGCAACTGATGGAAGCCAACGGCGGCAACAACGAAAGCGCACGCTGGTTGCAAGACGCAAACGGCAACATCACCGCCGAACCGCAAGTGGCCCACATTGAAGACCGCAACTTTTGGAACGGCGCCCTGTTGGCTGCGGCCGTAACGGGTGCGAATATCTACGGTGCGGGCGGTGGCGCTGGTGCTGCGGCTGAAACGACTGCTGCGGGTGGCGGCACTGCTGCGGGTGGCGCAACAACCTACGCCCCGGCCACGAACGCGGCCCTGGCGGAATCGGCGGCTGGCACTGCTGGCTATGGGGCAAGTTCCGCAGGCGCTGGTGGTGGTGCCGGCACGCTGTCCGGTGGTCTTCTGTCGGGCCTGGGCGACTTTGGAACTGTGGCGCAAAAAGCCATTGAGTACGCGGCGAAGAACCCCAAAGTTGTGGGCGGCCTGTTGGGTGCTGTTGGCGGTGCGGCTGGCGGCGGTAAAACGTGG